ATGGCTGTTCTTGTGCCATAATCTTGCATATTAAGAGAGGTAGGTCTAACAGCAATTGCTTCCATTGCCCCACTGGCATTACGACCCATTTTAATATATTGGGTTTGTAATGTTTTTACACGTTCTTCTGCTACCCTGCCAATTGTGTCAAACTCTGATTTAAACAGTCTTCCAAAGGTTTTTGTAGATGCGCCAGCATAGCGGAAGTATTCCCGCATTCCAAACTTGTTTTTTTCTAAAGAGTTGGTAAAAGATTCTGCGCTTGTTCTTACAGTCCTAAGTTCTGCAGAAAAAGCACCAATTGAATTAATACTACCAATTAGGTTTTTCTGCAGAGACTTTTGAGCAAGTGCTGCTGACTCGCTGGACCTAGCAATAGAAGAGTGAAACTGAGATATTTGTCTCTGTAAAGCCTTTAGTTGTGCTAACGCTGCAGACGTATCTATATTTACGCCAATATTAGCATTAACATCAGCCATGTATCACACCTTCTCTAATATTTAATTATTCCTGTGTGTTAAGAATGTCCACAACAGATGACAAGTTAATGCCAGATGCTGCTTCAACAATTTTATACACAGTTGGAAGATCAAGAAGATCTTCTAATTTTTGAATGTCTCCAGCCAATTCTGGCTTATATTGCTGCATAGCAATTTGTACACATTCAACAAGCAGAGTCATTGATTTCTCATTATCCTCTGCAACCTTAGCCACCCCTTCAAACTTCTTCATAAACGGACGAAGAAGAGAGATTTTTAACGGGCGAACTGTTACTTTTGTTCCATCAATGAGAACTACTTCTTGAGTCTCATGCACGGTTGTCGCCATATTTCCTCCTATAGGTTATGTCAATTATAGCATAGGAAGGCTATTTTGTTAGGTCTTCGTAATCCAAACCATGGCCAATTCCAAACCCTGCTTTTTGAGCAGCAAAACCTTGCAAGGCTACAATATCATTTGAATCACCTGTTTTACCACCACTAAATACTCTGGCCTTCATGTCTTCCCATTCTTTTTGACCTTTGTTTTTATTTGTCTGCCCGTCTAAATCTACACCCTGTATTGCTGCTAAAAATTTTTTTTCTGTATAGTCTAATTCTCTACTTACCTCTAATGTTGCAATAAGTTCTGGCATTGAAAGAGATTTTTCTAATTCTTGATAGTCTTTCCAAATACCCAACAAAAATACCTCAGACTCTAACTTTGCAAGGTCTAAACTTTCCCAGGTTTGACCACTATCTATAGCCTGATCCTTAACTGGATCTTGGGATTTTTTATTAATGCGAATGCCAGCAGATGTGTCTAAAATTTTGTATATAGTTGGCATGTCTATATTGTCTTCAACTTGTTCTATTGTATTAGATATTTGTGGATAGTATTGCTTCATGCATACCCGCACACACTCAACTAACACTGCTATTGCCTCATCATCATTTTTAGTTTCTTTAATATTTTCAAAAACATCCATAAATTCACGCAGGTATTTAATTTTTAATGGAATTATTTCTAATTCGGTGCCATCAAATAAATGTATAATTTGACTATTATATATTGTTGTTGCCATAGGCTTTCCATTTTACCACAAAACAGCCTTACATACAAAAAACCCACTTCCGAAGAAGTGGGCTCTTGTTAATCTAAGTCTAGATTATGATTGGTTGAAGGTACGATCAATGATCTTACCGTAGGATCCTGATGTATCTTCAGGAAGTAGACGGAATGAAACTTCAAACATTGAAGCCTCATCACGCTTTGCTGACACAGTTACGTTTTCAATTGATAGAGCACGATACGCTGCATAGATGCGTTCTTTGTCATCAAATGTTGATGGGTCACCAGATCCTGGGCCAACAGCACAGATTGCTCGTTCTACTGGAACATCTCCAATGTCTCCTGCACTTAAATTAAGTGTTTGACCTGTAGATGCTGCTTTGTTTCCTGTAAGTTTGTCATCTGAGTATGCTAATGCTACAAGCAAGTTTTCTAAAGTTGCTTCAGCAAAAGCGGTAGCAAGGTTAACCTGCATACCTTGCTTGTATAATCTTGCTACGTCAAGAATTTGGTCTACCTGGACCTCACCAAAATCTGGTTGAAACTGTAGTTCCAAACCATTCATGGTGTAACCAACGTTTGTGTAAGAAGCGGCTGCTGCAAGTGTTTCTTTATAAGAATCACTTGAATCAATAACTGCTGCTGATGCAAAAGTTGATGGAGTTAAGGTAGTATCATTAATGAAGAATGCTGCTGCACCTACGATAATGTTATTCGACGTACCACGTGTATATGGCATATTGTTTTACCTCTTTTCGTTAAAATAGATATTAAGTTGTATGGCGTTTGTTTCCTCAGTACTAATTATAAGTCCTTTTTATGTATATCTTTGAGAGGCTGCGTCAGTTGTGTGATAGTCGTACTCTATAACTAGTTTGTTTAAAAATAGGGTTCTGGCTGAGGCCAATTCTGCTATATCCCGTGCCTCATCTGCCTGGTATACCCTTATATTATGGAAAAACACATTAGGGGTTATAATTTCATCATTTTCATCCATTATATTGTTTGCTGATACCCAGCGGTTTAAGTCTTCTGCTGCTGCGTCTTCTCTATCTAGGCATTCAATAATTACCCTTGTTGTATCAAACAACTTTGAAAGGTTGGGGCCATAGATGAAGTATATTAACTGCTCTCTTTTGTGCCTGTAAAATGGGGTAGGTCTAAACCTAATAAGCCTATCAAACATTACAACTATTCCATCAGGGTTGTTTTTAATATAAAGGCTATCGTTATAAACATCTTCTATATTCATTGGACTTTGTGAAGGGAAAAATGGTTGGAATGGATTAGGACCAGTTGGCATCAAATCAAATGCTTGAAGTTCGCTATTAATATAAGCGTTTAAAAAAGTTGGCGGGAAGCCAGTTTGCTCAGATACTTTTAATGTCATAATACTATTCTACACCAACCTTTGCATTAGCAATCCATTTAAACCCAGTCTCTACTCCTTTTGATTTACCAACTTTAGATCCTGCTTTAATATTCTTTTTAAATACCGTTGGCTTATTAATATAATCATATATTCCGCTGGCACGTAAAAATGATTGCTTAAAATACCTAAGAATAAACTCATCCATTGTTCTTTCAAATGAACCTTGAACTCTATCTCCTCCAGGATTTCTAACTACTATAGGGCTTTTAGTAAAAACGGTTTCCCCGTCTTCAGTAAATACAAGAACAGAAGATCTTTTAGGTTTAATTGTAACTGGAATTCCTTCTTCCATAATTTTTGCTTTGTTATAAAATGGGGTGTGTGAGTCTTGTCTAACAGTTCGTGATTGTCTAAAGGTAGAGTTAATACTTAGGCCAAGATTACTAACAGTATAGTTTATGTCAAAAAGTCTTGCACTAGGACTACCTGTTTGAGACCATTCATAAACATGATGCAATGCAGCAGGATTACCCCTTGCAGAAACATCAACATATTGAGCCATAGCCTGTATAGTTCCTACTCCAAGATTCTGTAAAAAAACCTTTTTACCTTTTTGCACTCCATCTAAAAACCCAAAGGCATATTGAACAATGTTATTCATTTCTTTATTAAAACTTGCGGTATTTGTTCTGACTATCACTAGTCGCCTACAGTCTGGTTTTCTGTTCTACGTAATAATATCTTATAGTATTCTATTGATCCAAATGGTCCAGTAAATGGTTCTACCGTCGCTACTTCGTAAATTGTCCCACGGCCAGATCTTGGTCCTGCTGTTTCTTTATACAGCAAACTATCATCTTCAAAACGAATATTGGTTACTAAGATGTTGCTAATTGCATTGTCAGCACTTGTTGAAGATGTTCTTGGATCTGCTTTAACTCTGGCAATAAGTTTATTTTCGTATTGCAAAAATGTTTCTGGTTTAATGTCTTCTGATCCTGCTCCGCCTACTGGAGTTGCATTGCAAACTATAGTTCTATCGTAAATCCAATCTTTTGTTGCCTGACCATATTGGGTTTGTTTGATTAAAGGATAATAAATATCAGCCTTCATTGGGTATAAAAAGTCTGTTGTTTCACAGATCGTCATTATAAAACTCCTGGCCGTATGATGTTTTCTTTATATTTTTCTAGGATTTTATCTACTAAAATATTTCCAGTGCCGTCCATTAGGCGTTTATCATATTGAATTTTAAATTGATCTGTGCTATAGTTTTTAACATATCTTTTATAGTAATCAAGTCTTCCACACTTAATGTCATCAATTAACATTAGTGTTGCATCTTGGATATCGTAAGGAACAACCTTGTATCCTGTTTCTGCTAAAACAATATAATCCGTTCCTTCTGGAAACGCTACCCCAGGAACTATGGTTTGTGTGTTTCCACTATCTTCCGTATCAAATAAACTTAAAGAGTCTGAAGACCCTACGGGTATACGAGCATATCGTCTTTCTGCACGATTAATAGCACCAACATCTTCTGTAGGATCTTTTGTAATTGCTGTTTTGTCTTTAGTAATTACAAATGTATAATCTCCTAGTGTTGGCCCATCTTCATCATCTACGTCATATACAAGTTCTGCATTTTCATATACTTTTAAAAGTTTATGTGTTTTTTTCCAAAGCGGTAGATAATCATTACCTTGACCAACAACTTCTAAAAATGTTCTATTGTAATAAAATCCACCAACAATGCTATCAATTATTGTTCTTGCTAAATTTTCATACCCTTTATATAATGCTATATCTGTAGCGGTACCAGATGTAGCAAGGGCTTCTGGGTCTACATAAGGTCTTAAAATTTCTAGGTTATCTTCTACAACTATATCGCCACGATCTGCTACAACAATGCCGCTTTCTTCTAAGTCTTCATAAATTGTTAAAGCATATGATTTGTCATATTTAATAAAATCATCGTCTAATATATAAGTAACAACTTTGCTAGCATTTGAAGTTCTATAGGCAGCAATCTCTGATTGCTCTGCAACGTTTTCAATTACAATAACATACTTGGCATTAGCGTCTGGAACTGTATAAGACACAGAAAGCGGGTATGGGGGAAGACGTAATATCTGCATCTTTATTTATCGTAATATGAGACTAACTCTTCTGGCGTTGCAGTGCGTACCAGTCTGTGTGTTAGCCACTTTTCCGATGCCTCCTTTGAAACAATGTTATATCCCACTGTTAATGCCCCTAGTTCTGCCATGTGAATATTTCTTTGTGAATATAGTGCTACCTTGTTGTCTAGAATTGCATCTTTGTTTGCTTTTTCTACAGTTTCTTCTGTTATTTCTGGCGGAATCCAACTAGCCAAAATTTCTAAAATTTCAAGTTTTGTGTTTGATTCAAACAACTCTATATTATTTTTCTTTGCATATGCCTTGAGCGCCATTACGGTTTTATCTTTTAATTCATCCATTGTTAAATTCATGATTCTCCCATGTTCACTTGTAATTATACCACTAGAATAGCAATAAGGAGGACGGTTATTATGCCGTCCTCCCTAGTACGTGATGACTATATTTTAGGAATCAGCACTATCTGCGTCAACATATGCGACTGCATCTAGTTCTTCCCAAGCAAGACCAAATCGTACGAATACTGTGTATTCAATTGTGTCTTTCTTTGGCTTGTATTCACGGTTTACAGTGATGTCTCTTTGGAAACCCCATACACGGTTTGCTGGGAATGTAAGATCTACATAACCTGCTGGGTAGTAAGGAACTTCTAGTACATCTACACCTAGTACACGAGTTGTACGTGCATTACCAAATGTCTGTGCAGCACCATCCATGTAATCTTGACGATTTCCTTGTGTGCTACCAGTGCGATCAGAGAACGCTGCTGAAATAGCATCTGCTAATGTACCGTTGTTACGGACAATACCAGCAAATGCATCGGTACCTGCGTAGAACTTAAGATTGCTCTTAAGTGCACGGTATTTACGAGGCATTGCTAACATCAAGTTTTGCATTACTGTTGTAGTGAAGTTGTTGTCTGCTACTGTTGCGGCAGATTCGTGAGCAGCATTTCCTACTGTTCCACGAGTTTGCTTTACGAAACCAGACATGATGGACAAGAAGTCTCCTGTTGCTCCATCACCGTTAATAGCAAGATCTTCAATATCGTTACCGAATGCGTTGGTCATTAATCGTACTAGACGATCTTCCAATGCTCCGCCTTCAATATTGTCTTCAAGTGCTTCAGTTGTTACTTCCCAATCAAGACGAATCTTTTTGGTTGTTAATTCAACTTTTGTAAATCTTGCGCCAGTGTTTGTGTAGTTTGGTGAGCCTTGTGATGCTGCACGAAGTACACGTTCTCCAACGTTGACTTTTTCAATTTCCATGGTGTTTGCTCTCATGGTGACACGACGGCCATCTTTAGCGAGGACAGTTGCATCCCAGACGTAATCAATGAAACGTTGTGCTTGTTCAGGACGTAGAATACCGCCTGCGTTGCCCGTTGGATTGACTGCGTTGTCTCCAGTTGTTACACCGAAGCCTGCAGTAGCAGTGTTACCAAGTTGTGAACCTACAGATGATCCTGCAGCATTCAGACCTGTTGCACTACCTACACCACCAGATACTAAAGATCCCGCTGAGTTAATCTCTGCGCCATCTCCTGAACCTGGATAGTTTTTTTCTAGATTTGTGTTTTGTTCCGACATTATTTTTCACCTCCTAGTGATTTATTACTTAGTTAAATAGGTCGGTTGATGTGAGGAAACGACCGCCCCATAGGGATTTTTGAACTTTTGAGGGCTCAAACTGTACGATCTCGCCTAGATCGCCAGACTTGCGGAAAGCGGTGTCTTGTTCTACAAGATCTACACGCTTGCCAAACTCATTAAAAGAACCCTTAACATTGTTTACTTCAGCAGATACGGTTTTAACCTCACCTGATACATTGTCAAGAGACTTGCTTAATGCAACTACCTGCTCATGAAGAGACTTAACGGTTGTTGCTAAATCGCCAAAGGCATTTGTAAGAGAATTTTTAATTTCTGCAACTGCCTCAACAATTGCTTCATTAGACTTTGCTATAACAGTTTCTGTTGCAGCAACTTCTCCCTCTTCTGTTTTTTCAACTGAAGAATTTGCACTACCGTCTTCTGATTTAGCAATAGCAGTTTCTTCAACTACTGGTGCTTCTTCAACGACTGCTGGGGCTTCTGTTACTTCTGCAACAACTTCTGCTGGTGCTTCTGCAACTACCTCTGCTGGCTGTGCCTCTGGAGCGACCTGTACTTCTTCAACTGCAGTTTCAACTACTGCTTCTGTTGCTTCAGTCATAGGACTAACCTCCTTTGTAATCTTAATTGTACTAATGCCTTTAGCACTATCAACTAAGAACTTTATCATTTCTGTATTGTTTTTATCTCCCTTTTCAATAAATCCAATATTTTGCATTGGATTTCCTGATGTAGGACTTGTTTCATTTTCAGATTCTGAAACCATGACAATTCCAGATTCTTTATCCCAAAAAACATTTTCTATCTCTGCCTTTGAAAGATATCCACCAACTACATTTTGACCATTTACTTTTTCAATGGACACAATGTTTGCAAATTGGTTTGCTGGATTATCAACCAAAGACAACTCGTATAAGTCATACTCTTTAATAATTCTAATACTTTTCTTTAAATCATCATTATATGCATCATCCCAAGTTTTAATATTTCCACCAATTGAGAAACCTTTGTAGGTTCCATCTAATATTTTTTCCCATGCATCTTGTGCACCTTTTGAAACGTAAGCAGATACATAAACTCCGCTATAAAATTTCTTTACTGATGGATCAAAATAGCGATCCTCTTTAAATGATACTATCTTTCCTACTGCGGATGGCTGGTGCATCTCCCTCAAATTACCCCTGAAATTTTTAAATGCTTCAATGCTAGACTCAGTTGTTACAATGTCACCTTGACGATCAACGTTATCAAGCGTTGCAAATCCAGAAACTATGCGGCGCTCTACATCTACCTTGCCAATAGGCATTGATAGGCGAACATTGTCGCCATTTGTTTCCCAGTGTGCCTTATTTATTAACATATCGTTATCCATTATACCAAATGTTTTCAAGCATATCTCAATTATTGAGACGATCTACCTTCACCCTTTGGATTACGACCAGAAATGGTTGTTGGAGAGTCAGAGTTGTTGTTTGTTCGTTCTGTATCTCTTTGACGGTTCCCTGCTAAATTTGCCCTAGCATCTGTTGCTTCTCTTGCAGACATAACAAATGGCTCATTGCCATCTACCCTTTGTGGTAGGTCTAACTTCTCACGAGCCTCGTTTGGAGTCATAACCTGTGTCTTTACATATCGTTCAATAATTTGAGACTGAGCAATTTCATCTGTTAAAGTTAACTCAATAAACTTAAGTTCAAGAATATCTGTTTTTTCTCTAATAATCTTATTGACAACCTTTTCAATGTGTTTCTGTGCTGGACGAGATACCTGTTCTTTAAAGGTACGATCCTGTGAAAGTGCTGCTGCTATGCCTGAATCAGCACCACCAAGTTTAGAAATAGGAACTTGATGTGCAATTAGAATATCATCTCTGTTTTGTTTACGATACTCTTTAAAGGATCCTTCTTGAATACCGTTTTCAATAGGCTCCATCTTAAACTCAACTTTATTGTTTTCTGTATCTCCAGGAAGCGGAATGTAAAGGGTTCTATGTGACTGAGATTTAAGCCCAGTTTGCAAGAATCTAAACATTTTATCTTCACCATCAGATGATAACTTTGCACCCTTTAAGGTTACAATATATCTTGGAACAGCCTTGTTTTCAAAATAATCAATGTTGTATTGTGAGGCAAGTTGATCTCCAATAAGAGACGGCATTGCTGCAATAATGTCTGGAACTCCATAAAATGTGTTTAATGGAGAGTATTCTTTGTAATGAATAATCTCATTTGGTCTTGGATCTGCGGTTACTGGATTTTTATTCTTTGCCCCAAAGTTTCTAAAGTAAACTACAGACTGACCAATAATCTGCACAAAGCCATCGTGTAAGCGACGCACACGAACAGTTGTTGCAGGTATATGACCAAGATATCCAATCTCTCCTGCTACAGTTCTGCCCACTTCAAGAAATCCGTTTCCAGTTGACTGAACATCTGTGTAAAATTTTTCCATTGTCTTGGTAAATGAATCATCGTCATTAAGGTTTTCTATCCAATCCTTAAGTTCAAGTTTCATTCTTTCAATACGGTTACGAGCACGGTTTACCGCCTCTTGGTCGTCATTCATTTCAAACCTTAACATCGTTCTATCTGCAATATCAAAACGGTAGCCAAGGCCAACAACGTTTTCTACCTTAGCGTCAATAGCAGCATGGTTAGCAAATGATGTATCATAAAAGTTTGCTAGTTCATACATGTTATATGGAGGGGTAATTACGTCAAATAGTCCGTAGCCATTTCTGTATACCGTGCCAGGATTAGTTGCTTTTGATCCAGCGTCTGTTCCAGATGGAGTTGCATTTGCTGAATTTAGATATGCAGCATTTAGTTCAACTCCAGAATATTTTGTTAAGTTACGTGTTGTTCTACGACGAAAATTTTGATCAATCCCAGCGTAATCCTTTAAAGCATCCCAATTTTTATTAAATGGATCTTGAGAATTAAAAATGCTATCTTCTTTTTCTTCTGTATTAAGACTTGCACGAACGTACTCTTCTTCACTCATCTATTGCCCCTCTTCCATGTGTTTTTAATGTTTGTTGTGCTGCATGCCAAGCACCTAAGTCATTCATTGAAGGGATTAATCCTTCTCTTAGTCTTTCTTTCTGTTCAGAATACTCTTCTTCACTAACCTGAGTTAGTCCTGCCACAAATACCGCTTCGCCAAGTCCATCATCTCCATTGTGTATTGCAACTTTTTTTAATTCTGCAATTTTTGTAAGATCTCCACGGTCGGACGGTATGTTTAAAACTGAACCATCTCCGTCTGTAAACCATTTACCTTTAGATGTCTTATATACGTAAAGACCCCAGTCATAATGCTTATCTATTACCTGACGACGTACATTTTTGACATAAGGTTTACCAGTTTTTGGATTAATTAAGGATTCCATAACCATAAGTATAGCAGACTATACAGGAACGCTAACCGTTGTTTGCCAAACTGTGTTGTTATATATCTTAATCTTATCAGCATCAAATATCATACCTTCTTCGTCATCAATAATAATCTTATTAGTTCCTAAGTACGTCTTATAGACGTCTGCTGGGCTTACTCCGTATAGACTTGAAGAAGAAATAACAAGAACACCTTCCCAAGTAAAGTTGTTTAGCCAGAATTGCCATTGGAAATTTGTTGCTCCGTCTGTTTTAACTTTCTGCCAAGGTCTGTTGAGCGTACTTTGAACTTGCTGTAGGTTGTTGGCTTGATAATAGGCAATATTATTAAATATCATTGGGCCAGTTAGATTAATACCGCCTAAATAAGAGTCAAAGTTAAGTGCGGTAGAAAACGCAATTCCTAATACGCCCCATTCTTTTTTAGTAATAACTGGCTCCCTTACTAGATTTCCATTCCAGAAATATGAGATGCCATTAAAGTCTTGACCAGTCTCTTGGCTACGGGCAAAGACTCTTGCCCTAGAGCCCTTTTCGCTATCTGCAACCATATAGAATTTTATAGTGTCTGATTTATATTTAATTTCGAACAACTCTGTTTGTGTTCCTGGGAAAAAGTCCTCGTCGTATCTCATCCAAATTTGAGCAGCACTTACTCTATAGTTATCTGAACTTGTTTGATTAATTGGAATTGCAATACCCCTATTAACATTTGTGCTGAAGTCTCCACGAATCTCTATTCCGCTTTTTCTATTTAAGTATAAGTATGGGGTGCTTCCTTTATAAATACTAAATGGATTGTTTGCCTTGTAGTCATAGTAAATGCCAGAGCGTGTGTACGGGAACATGTTAATACCAAACCTTGTGCCAACTGGATTAAAGGAGTTATCGTTAAATGCTTGAGATGCCAACTCTAACCTTCTTAAGGCGATTGGTTTTGTTAAAATGTTTCTAAGATTAAATTCAAGATGATACACAATTGCAAGATCGTTAAAATCTTCAATTTTTGTAGGGTAAATCAAGGTATTGTCAACAACTTCAAATTTTTTGTTTGACCAAGTGGTGTAATCGTCCATGTCAATAATTCTTTTTGAAGTTGGTGCAACGGTGGTTGTAAAACTGCTTTGAGGTAAATTTGCTCCATCAAAAACATACTGAAAAGTAATATAACTTCTAATAGATGCACTTTCTGTATTGTATTCATAGTATTTCTCAGATTTTTGCATCATATCTGCATAGTTGTTCCAGCCGCTAAACAAAAAATTGTCTAATTGATAGTATGTTTTTTGAGTAGGGCTTGCATATTCATTTTGCAAGTCGCCGTAGGTCCAACTAGCCACCACTGTCTCATTTTCAACTGATTCAGAGGGAGCGGGATATCCTATGTTAAATTGTAAAAAGTCTATATCATAAAATTGATTTCCAGAACTATCTGCTACATATTGAGCAAAATAAGATAATGGAAGATAATCTTGCCAGTATCCAGAGACTCCAATATCTAAGAAAAACTTGTCATATGCTTCTGTTGGCAATAATGTATAACTTGCTGTATGTTCGATTAAGGCTATGGCAGTTTCTTCTGTTGCCCCGCTCTCCGATAAATCATCAAATAATATAAACCCGTCTTCATCAAAGTAATCTTTTATATCAACCGTATTAGTTGACGTAGATAGCCCAACTGAATAAATTTTACCAACAAAGGTGTTTTCTGCTTCTTCATCTCCACCTACGTACAATTTTAATCCGTTTTGATTTCCAAAAAAAGACGCAACGTTTTCACCAAATGTATTTGATATTGTTTGAACATTTAACCCAACGGCAAAGAGTTGACCTGACTCAAGCGCTTCAGTTGTATACAATAAAGTATTTACTCCATTATAATTTAAAATATACTTAACTATATCTTCCTCTTGTCTAACAATAAAAAAGTCACCAGTTGTAGAATTATATATTTTTAAAAGAGTTTGTGGTTGTACCGTTCCAGACTCTGGACCAATATCCTCTGTGCTAAAAACTGCATAAACTGACCTAACCTGATCATTTAAAATATTAAATCTTGGAAAGTTAAAATAACACTGCTCTGAGTTCCAAGTATTATTAGGCCTAAAGGTAACAAACTTATAGGATTCTGCTTGTGACTCAAGGTATCCAGTTTGTTCAACCTGACAGTCATCATACAGATCTTGCAAAGTTTTTGTGTCTAAAAAAATTTCTGGTAGTTGATAGGCTGGCGTAGTAATTGATGTATCTGTTGTAACTAAGTTATCAAAAGAACCCTGTTGCCATTGTGCAAAATCTGGATAGTTATAATTTGCGGTATAGTCTGCAAAAGGATAATCAATAAAAGCAGAAGTTCCTCCATAGGCAGAGTTAATTCCTTCTGGAGAAAGAACTCCTTGGCCGTACACCCATCTACGCTTAGCAACTGTTACGGGAACTTGATAAGGATAGATAGCAACACAGTCAATTTCTACAGGGCTTACATCTGAATAAGCATAAAAACCTAACCAGTCTTGAGACTCTCCTGCCACTTCTTGTAATGGCAAATCAAGTGCTTCAGTATCAATTGTCATAGAGATTACTTGCTCTCCATTAATTAATACCGTTGCAGAATTACGAATTAAACGAATATTGATAAGCATTGGCCTATACCACTCACCAACGAAATGTGAAGAAAAAGTATTACCAATTACTAAAGTTAAAAAGCCACCTTCTACATATAAACCATTTGTGCCTGTAATTGGACCAAAGATTCTTTTAGGAATTAAGGCATCTGAATTAATTCTTGCCCAAAATTCTACTGTATATTCTTTGTATCTACCTGCTTCATTTAAAAATCCCTTTCCAGGAATAATTAAAGATGGATCTCCACCAACATTTGGTAAAAGTTTTGTTACTCCAGAAGCACCAAACACTAACGGTACGCTAGAATTTTTTGCAACTAAGGCGTTGTCATTAACAAGATAATAGCCTTCTTCTGTTGATATTCCGTAGGCTGCTGCTGGAATAACTTGACTAGTTGTGCTAAGAGCAATATCTGTTGGAAAAGATTCTGGAGTAACTCCAAGTGAAGTCACATTGAATTCTTCTGACCACTGCCCTACTGTAATTCCGTTAATATAGAATCTATAGTCTGCAGCAGTTGGAGACGCATCGCTACCATTTGTTGTTATTTTTATAACTGCTCTAAGTTCTGTATTTTCATTAGGTATTTCAAATGTTCCAGAAACAAATGCCCAGTTTTCAAAAACGGTAGTTTCAAATACTTTAAATTCTTGAACCACTAAAGATGTTGTTGTATCTGTATATTCATACCCAATAGATACGGACTCTAAGTATGCACTTTCAGAATAAAAGTATGCGCCTACTGTAAATGTTCCAAGTTCTGCGTTTAAGTCGCTAAAGTTTATAAGGTTGGGGCTTACACAAATAAGATTATTTGTATCTACCGCTGGAACTGATCCTGATAGTCTAGTTGTTTCACTATCTGGAAATGGTTCATCTCCAATAACATTGCTTGTTGCTGTACACCCAGTAAGGTCCCACTCATTTGTTATGTCCCGCTGTGATTCAGAAATAAGGCTAATATAGTCAGCCTGATCGTCTAATGCCCAAAGAACTAGTGGGTGTTCTGCATAAATTTTTTCTGCATACAAGTTGGACGGGTTAGACATATTTCTCCTATACCCTTATTATAGCAGGGGAGAAGTTAATTTTTAGGAACCCACAACTTTTCATTACCCTTATTGTGATATCTTGCCATTACGAACAATAGATCTGAAAGCCTATTTAGATACTTTGCAATATTTGGATTTATGCCCTCTATCTTCCAAACCTGACGCTCTGCTCTTCTGACTATAGTTCTTGCATTATGGATAGCGCCAGTAGGTAGAACAAAAGAGTGAAGTGGTTCTAGATATTCGTTATAGTCATCAATGATATTTTCTAGATGAGTAATTCTTGCTTCTGATATTGTGATTGTTGGAGCACCAGAAAGTTCTGCACCTAGGTCAAATAGATCGTTTTGTATTCTATCTATAATGTCATTATGAAAATCAGTTGCCATACCTATGGCAGAGTTTGCTTCATCTACCGCTCCAATTGCTTCAATTAAATCGCTGCTTTTATCTATGCGTTCATTAGTGGCGGTAGAGGTTTTTCCATCATCGCCTGTCTTTGTGTATATACGAGTTAAATGAACCATTAGTGTCCAGTCAGAGAACGCCAGATATCAATAGTGATATCGTTTGCTATATATAATGCAGCAAGAGTTAATACTAGTTGTAGTATATTTTTTGCTGTTTTAGGTTTCTGTGTTTTTAGACGAAACTGAACAACATTATCTGAATGCTTCTGTGCAACTTTCATGGAAACTTTAACTCTCCGTTAGGACCAGTCCAAACCAAGCCTAATGAATCTCCTGGATTTAAATATTGTTGATCTACTGCTAGTTGTCCCCAGCCCCATTCTTTTCTTGGAAATGGTATAACTTGTTTTTCTTTAATAATAATTGCCCAGTACGCTTCGGCTGGTGGCATAATTTCACAAGATTCGGTTTTTGCATCTGGCAAACCATTAATTCTACAAACCACGCCTAAACCATATTTTTTAGTTCCCTCTACTTCTAAACCTGCCTTTTTTAAAAGATCTAAAGAAACTATTTTATTAGATGATTCTATACATTTTGTTATTTTTGTATTACTATCTAATTGACCATAATCAACATATAGATTAATACAACTGTCATCTGATTTATTTATGCCTTGTAGTCCAATAAAAGCAAGTATAAAAATTGCTACTGACGCTAATACTTTTTTCATTTTTCTCCTTAGTAAAGTTTAATTTCACAGGCATCTGTGCTGCAATATGCTTCACCCTGTGCTTCTAGATTATCTATCCCATCGTAAATTGCAGACCAGTCAATCTTTGCAATTTTACCAACATAAGAGTTATACTCTTCTCTGGTTATTTCATTGTATGGCTGTTGCGGATAAACCTCATTGCCCATAGGCAAGAAAGAAACCGCTTTAAGTTGACCCTCATACATATGTAATGCTGGAGCAACATGCTTGGTTTCTGTTTCTTTGTTAAATGATAAAGTTACAGAAACTCCATTATCAGACCAATACTTTTGAGTAGTTGCTGCCAAACCAATCTTTTCAAAAAGACTTACATCTTTTTCAGATCTTGGATGTCCAGATGCTACTGGGAAATAGACTACTGAAGTATTTGCTGATACAAGGTCTGGTTCAATTTTATACCCTGCTGCTTTGAATAAATAAATCATTGGATCTGTATTTCCAAACCTTATAGCACGTAAATAAAATGCTCCTCCAGGACCCCAATGAACTCCAGGAGTTGCACCAGAAAGTAATGATACAGAGCCTGAAGGTTTGACGGTAGTTACACGAATTGACTCACGTACACATAACCATTCTGAATATGAATGATCGTATTGACGAATCTTTTTATACCCTTCATCCATCCATTCACGAACTGCTGGCATTCCTTTAGTATCTGCAAATGATGCAATACCAGTTAAAGATGTTCCAATACGACGATTACGTTGCATAATTCCATTTGTGGTTTGCCAGTGTGTTGGAAGAAGCGTTACGGCTTTTCCATATAGGTAAGCAAACTTTAATGTACGCAAGAAGTCTTCTTTGTCTTCATGACGATTTAAATGAACTTCTACTAATGTGCAAAGTTCGTATGACTCTAATGGTTGCTCTGCACAAGGATTAAAGCCCATAACACGAGAATCTTTTCCATCTGCTGGATCTGCTAGACGACCAAAGTTACGTGCAACATCTAGCCAAATAAATCCTGGCTCACCATTGTTTGCAATTAAATCAACATAGTCTTCATACTTTGTTCCAACCTCTGCAGCAATAGAGTTATTTGACATCCATGCCCATCCTGGTTTTTCTGGATCGTATGAGTTTCTTTCTGGAAAAACCTCTGAATTCTTAAGATTAATAAAGTTTTCATCTCCAGGCAGACCAAGAGCCAAGGTAGCAGAACGACGAACATTACCAGAAACAACGCAGGTACCAATAAGATTTACAATATCTACAATTGCTCTAGAATCAAGTAATTCTCCTGCTCTACCGCCAATAACATTGTTTATCCTACTGTGTAGTGACATTAATGGTTCTGGACCGCTAGCGACCCCGCCAAACCCTTTTATAGGGGCACCTAGAGGACGGATAAGGTCATAGTTAAACTTCTGTATAGCCTGATTAGGCCTTAGATATGAGTTAAGAAGCATTCTTACAGAGTCTACCCAGCCTTCACGAGTGTCTGGTATTTCCCATACGTTTTCTGGCTCTGTTGGAGCACAAATAGCAACTTCTTTTTCTTCTCCAATTGTGTCAAACCCTACACCAATACCTAACATTAAGGCATCCATTACCCAAGCAAACAAGGCTCCTGGATCATTACGATCAATATCACGAGTAGATACCATAGCGCAGTTTTGCAGAGAAGCAGAGTTTTTCTTCTCCATAGTCATAGGAGTTCCAAATGCCCATAGACCACGACCTGGAGGTGTCCACTTTAATTCAAACATTCTTTGATAGGCTTCTTGAGCAGACTTCTGAGCCTTGTTATCGTTCCACGGCAGACGATTATCTTTAGCGTGATTCTTTTGTACTGAGTACATTCCTTCAATTACCCGCTTACAAACCTCATGCCATCTTTCTTTTGTTCCGTCTTCTTTCATACGAGAGTATGTTCGTATAAACGTGATCTCTCCTAATGAGTTAGAGCCTGCGTCTGTAAAGCCAAAGGGCGCTGGGACTGTAGCGTATTTGTTTACAAATTCATCTGACAAACGAAAAGAAAAGATATCCAACATTGATTTTTCCAACTCTCTATTAAAAAATACTATTAGCGCTTTACTAATCGTAAAGTAGTCTTAGTATATCACAAAATTAAAACAAAATTTTACACGTAAATAATAAAGTAAATCTTTACTTTA